CATTGTTTGTTCTATACTCTCTATAAATGTCCCATCCGTCAAATCCACCACGTGCAAACAATGTGAATTTTCTTGATTGAATTCTGAAGTATGGATTTGTTGGGTTTGTCGGGTCAGAAGTAAACGACGCATTACCAACTTCAAATGCTGAAGTACCTGATGTGCTATAAACGCTTGAAATGGTAACAGCAGTTGCTCCTGAGTCCATGTGATAACCTTTTGATATAAAATCCCAATCAGACGATGAAGTTGCCGTTGCAATATTATTAGGATTTTGTTTTCCTTTATAATTGTAATATTCAGGGTCATATCCGATTGTATCAGAAAGACCTAAGAATGTTCTATTGATTTTATCACCAGAACTTCTTTGAACAGATGAGAATGGTGGTTGATAAATTACTTCACCAGCAACATCATATTTAGTTTTGTAAATTGGGAATGGTGTAACAGCTCCAAAGTAATTTCTCATTAAGTAACCCTCAAAACCACACGGTAATGCGTCTAAAGGTGCTTCGTTACTCATTTCTAACATTACATATTTTGACCTTACGGCGTATTCGCCATCACTCGTTCCTATTTTAACACCAACATAACTATTGGTACCTACATTCATTGTACAATTTGTAAATTTTTCTAAGTAAACAGGATTTGCGTCTGTATCATTGTAAGCTCTAATTCCTACATCAAATGTTCCATTATTAAACGAAATGTTTAAAATTGAAATTTTAACTTCTTGGTTTGCGTCGTTACCGTCTGAAATTAAGATAAACTTAAATAATTTATAAACACTTGTACCCCTTAATTCAGAAACCAAATATGGTGTTTCAGGTGTTTGATATTGTTCTAAGTACCAACCAATTGAACGGTTTAAACTGTTATCATCTTGTGCTGACGGTAATGCCGTTACAGATGATTGTATACCTCTAATATAACCTTTTTTGTATGAGTAGTTTAAGAAATTAGTAAATTGTTCCTCAACAAACAAAGGTACTTCATTACTTGGTTTTCCAAAATTTGATTGACCAAATACTTTTGATATATAATTGGTGTCAGTAGAATCCATTGAAACTTTAAATGAGAATGGGTTACCTTCGTATGTAACACCCGAAACACCAAACGGTGAATAAGGACTGATTGACGCCCCACTATACACACCATTAAAGTCTAAAACAACATTAGTTGTTCCCGTAACTTGATAATCAGGATTTGTTGAGTTGTTGTAAGCCGCGATACCTCTTGAACGAAGAGTTGCTATTACAACATCATTATAGTTAGTAAACGCAGTACCAATTTGTGTAAACGCCGAGAATTGAACTGAACCCGAGAATGAACCCGAAGCTCCTGTTAATGTAACTATTTTTGATGTGAAAGAATATCCTGAATATCCATTACCCGTTGTTGGGTCAAACTGTGAGTAATACCAAGAGTCATTATCTCTACTTGAATAAACAGTATCATCATCTTTCATACTAGGTACACTATATACATTTGTTAATCCAGAATAAGTTGAGCTTGTTAATGAGTTGTAATAAGTGTCAGGTAATGTTCCAAACACATAAGCCGTTGTACCACTTGTTGACGCCGCGGATGAGTTTGACCCAATAACACCACTAACAAATGTTTTTAAGGTATTAATTATTGTTGATGTAGTACCATCTGACAATGTAAATTGATTATATAAATCGTTATTAAAAGTTGTTGCAGAAAAAGAATCAAATGAAACTGTTGATGTACCACCTGTTGTTCCTGTAAACGTTACTGAAACAGATGACAATACAGCACTTTGTGATACTGAACCACCACTCACGTTTGCAATTGTACTAATAGACCAAGACGGTCCCGCATCATAACCCGATAAACCAAGAATTCTTGATACGAACAATTGGTTAGATTGTGATAAGTATGATTTGGCGATATACGCCGCTTCGTATTTTGGTATTTGTGTATTCACAAATTTTTCAGGTGATGTACCACCGAAAATTGCTGAAAATTCATCGAAACTTGAAACGAAGATTGGCTCAAAAGCCGGACCCTTCAAAGTTTCTCCTACAATACCTAACGTTGTAACACCTACGCTTTGTGCTACAAATGATAAGTCACGTTCTGAAGTGTATACTCCAGGTGAAACGAAAACTTTATTTGATGTTGCCATTATTTGTTTGTTTTTTTATAAGTTGTTTTATTTAATACATAAATATTGTTGATTTTTGTAAAAAACTTAGTATACGGATACTATTTATAATTCAGTATGAATAAATTCTACCTTTTTTCTGCCTTATGAAAAAAACCCCCAAGAAAATAAAGAATATAAAGATTTCTGAAGAATCACACGCAATTCTTAAAAAATATTGTGAACAGAATGGACTTAAGATTTACGGATTTTTAGAAAATATAATCAAAGAAAAATGTCGTGTAAAAACTGACATTTACGGTGACCCGTTAGACTAATTTAATATCAAATAATATATTTGAATCTTGGTTGGTTTTACCAGCTTGTTTTTCAATAACAACCTTTAATCCCGTATTAGGACCCATAGGAAAATAAGTTAAATCTTTTCCTATATATAATTCAGTTCCTTGTGTTAAAGTAAATGCGCTATAGTGTTCAACGTTATTTGAATTTACAAAATAAAAATCATAATTGGTTGGTAGTGGTGTTTGTGTTAGAATTGTGTTTGTACCAATAAATTGATAATTGGTTGGTATTGTATCAGGATTAGGTTCTTTTGATACCGCTTTTCTTGCTCTTGTTTTTACACTAACATCTACCATTGTTAAAACTCTTGATACCGCGGGTGCCACCTCAAACTGTTCTTCATCTAATAGAACACCCAACATTTTAAATGTATAGTTTTGAATAAAGTATCTTCTTTTTTGTAATTCAACAACTGACTCATCAGAAATGGATTCCATAACAATTGGAATATATCTACCCTTAATTAAAGCATACGCCTGTCTTGATGAGAATTTATCAAGTACTTTTTGGTTAAATGAGTTTAGTTCTCTCATTCTGTTTGTAAAAATTTTCACCTCAAATGTAATGTCAACGGGAATTGGTTGTGGTATTTTATAAACATCCATACCATTTCTTGCTCCGTCAAAATTTGGAACCAATGCGTATTGGAACAATGGTCTTCCTGGTATTCTGTAATTTGTTGCTCCCTGATTTGTACCATAAGGTGTTTCAGGTTTTCTAACCGTTGCAACAAAAGGTGGTTTAATATTTGAATCCAAATCTTGAAAGTTCCAAGTTTGTGTAAACTGAGCCCAGTTCTGAGTTGTAATAATTACATCAACCGTATTAACAACTTTTCCATTAACATTAATCCCCAAATCATTTTTAACAAAATCCAACATTCCCCTATCCAAGTCGGCATGATAAATTCCTTTTGGAAGAAAAGTTCCATCTTTTTGAATTTGTTCCAACAACTCTTCCCTTCTTGGTTGAAGAATTTTCTTTGGTGATAAAGAAATGGTTTTAAGAAGTTTTTTTGGTGTTGCCATTATATTCCCTTAAATTCGTCTTCACTTACAGGTGTACAAATAAATGTTCTGTAAAACGGTTTGTATCCACCATAAGTGTGTTTATTATCTGACGTAATCCTTCCGTCATCAGCAACAGAATAATATCTCATTCTACTTTCAGTTTCAGGATAACCAATATAATCACCATATGAAATTGTAATTGCTTCCTCTTCTAAATAATGAAGATAAACGCTCATAATTAAATTACCAGGTTCAGTTTGACTTAATTTGGACGCTCCAAAAGTTGCCTGACTCGGAGCTTCAATTTTAACAAAGGCTTTGATTTCAACGGGAGCCAAATATGATATTGAATCCGTTAAGGATTCACCATAAACATCATCTTGATTTGTTTTACTCTTATCAACACGGTATAAAACCAATGTAAAGTTCATATCACCATATAACCATTCCTCACCCATTGAGATATTTAGGTTAAAATCCTGTTCACCAAAGAATTTGGATATTCGTGTAATTGGTACTTTATTTGCCATTATTGATAAATACAATAAAATTGATTATATTTCTTTATTAAAACTATTTGACTTGGAAAATTCCATAAATGAAAATTCAGGATTATTGGAACAAAAAGCCCTTAACGTATTACATGAATACGAAGGAGCAAATAACTATATCCTAAAATTAAAAGGTATTTTCAATCCAAACAAACGAGGTATCCCAACAAGAAGTCAATGTGAATACATTTTAAATTATTCAAACACAACACCAAAAGTTGCAAAAAAATGGGTTGAAATGGATGATTATTTTTCTGAAAAAATTGCAAACGAAAAACTTTATACCGTCCCACCAAAACAAGTGTGGATTGAAAAACTATTAGTTGAAAAAGATAAGTCATATCATATATGGGGTCGTTTTTTTGAGAGTGAACCATTAACCGATTTTTGGTTACCCAAAGCGGCGGTCATTAAAAACCCCGAACAATATTATAAAGAAATTGATTATTCAAAGTACGCACACAGACCATTACTATCACACCAAGTTGAGTCAGTAGAAAAACTTGTTAAAACCAAAAGATTTATTTTGGCAGATGATATGGGTTTGGGTAAAACCACATCAACCATTGTGGCGGCATTGGAAACCGAAGCAAAAAGAATTTTAATTATTTGTCCCGCATCATTAAAGATTAACTGGCAAAGAGAAATTGAAAACTACACGGACCGTCCAACATACATCTGTGGTAGTAAAAGATATGAGGATGCCGATTTTGTAATTGTAAATTATGACATCCTTAAAAATTTCCACGACCCAAAAGACAGAGACAAATCACGTATATTAAAAAGTAATTTTGATTTGGTGATTATTGATGAAGCTCACTACATTCAAAATAAAACAGCTCAGAGAACAAAATTAATTAACGACTTTGTGAAGGGGGTTGATAGATTGTGGTTGTTAACAGGAACACCAATGACATCAAGACCTATGAATTATTTTAATTTGTTGGAACTTATTGAATCTCCCGTTGCTGCTAATTGGATGGCTTATGTTA